GTTCAAGATCACTGTGGCGAACGTTGGTTCGACCGCTAGCGAAGCCATCGTGCTGAGCTTTGTGGCTCTGAAGGGCGCTAGCTCCTGATGGGTCTGTTCGCTTTTAGGCGAGCAAAGGAGCGTGAGGCTGCTGCGAAAGCGGTGGCCTCTGCTTCTAAGCCAGCCGAAACCAAGGCACCAAAAAAACGGAGGCGAGTGAAAGCTGATGGCGGTGGAAATCACAGCGACAGCCGGAAGCGCGAGCGCGAACAGCTACATCACGCTCGCTGATGCAAATTTCATTGTTGATGGCTTCGTCGAGGACGCAGATGTAACCGCGTGGGGTTCAGCCACTGACGACCAAAAGAATCGCGCCCTGTATACCGCCACCCAACGGATTGACCGTGAGCGGTTTTTAGGGGCTAGGGCAACGGATACTCAAGCACTGCAATGGCCGCGTACTGGCGTGCGAAAGCCAGATACCTACGTCAATACGTACGCCACTGGCTTTCCTTTCCGCATCTCTGACGATTACTTCACTGATGAAGAAGTCCCGGAGCAGGTGAGAAAGGCTCAAGTTGTCCTTGCTGTCTACCTCAACAACAACAAAGACGGCATTGGACTGAGCGGCCTTGAAGATTTCAAAAACGTTCAGATCGGCAGCTTGAATGTAACGCCAGACAAGACAGGGGCCGTAGGCGCTGATAGGGTGCCGCCAATTTTTGAACGATACCTAACGGGTCTTAGAATTAGCGGACCAGGCAACATCGCTATCAAACGGAGCTGACCATGTACCCAGACACTTCAGGCGGCTTCGAGTTTGTCTCTGACACTGCTGCGCATACCGGCAGGTTCAGCATGATCTACTTCAAAGAAGACTCAGAGATCAATGCAATCACGGTCCAAAACGCAACCGGTAACAGCCTTGCTGGTGAGACCTTTGTGGCTGACACCTACATCTGCGGAATCATCACAAGCATCACGCTGACTAGCGGTGCTTGCCTTGCCTATCGCCTCTGATGGCCCTTGTTGACTCCTTAAAAAAAGTGTCAAGCAAGGTCATTACCAAGTTTGGTGGTGATGTGACGGTGCGCATTGTCACTGCCGGTGCTTATGACACTTCAGATGGCACGATCTCAGAAACTGAAAGCGACACGACCATTAAGGGCATCCTTGAGGATGTGAGTCTGCGCGAGGTCAACGAGCTGGTGCAGGCTGGTGATAAGCGTTTAACGGTCGCCGCCGATGACCTTACGACTGCCCCTGAAACTAAGGATCGCGTCGTTATTAGCAGCGTTGTTCATCAAATCATCCGTGTGGACACAACGGAACAGGACAATACTGCGATCACTTTTGAGCTGATCCTGAGGGCGTAATCGTGAAGATTGACTTTGGCGATTTTGTAGAAGAGGTTGCCGAGGCTGTCGTCAAAGAGGCCACGATCGATCTTCATTCAAAGCTGAAGTTGTACGAGGCAGCATCTAGGGGCGGTTTAGGCACACCTGTTGATTCGGGCGTGCTGATTGGCAACTGGCAGATGACCCTGGACAACCCAAGACAAGGTCGCGTGTTCAACAACACGGTGTATGCAGGGCCGGTCATTACGGGCGAAAACCTGCCGTCGTCTTGGGGCGGTAAATACAGAACACGGCAGGGCACGCAAGTGAATTACCACGAATCAATCCTTGAAGAGGTCGCCGACAAAGACATGCCTAAAATTGTCAGTAGGGCCGTCCGGAGACTTGGCTAATGGCCGCTGCTGACCTCAACGCAATCCGGGCGACGATCGAGGGCAGGCTTGCCACAGAGCTTGCAGGCAGCCCTGCCTTGCCGGTGGTGTTTAACAACATGGCGTATGAGCCGACGCCAAATAGCTCTTGGGTGCAATGCCTGACCGCCTTTGGGGCTAACGAATACCTAGGCCATGGTCTAACGACTAGCGGCTACAACCGAATCGTTGGGTTGACCCTGATCAATATTTTCACGCCTAAAGGAGCAGGCCCTGGGGCAAACCTTGTCATTGGAAAACGCATCCGAGACCTTTACAATAGGGTCATCGTGTCGGGGGTTTTCTTCGACGCACCAACAGGTCCAGAGGCACTGGCTTCACCAGCTCCCGAGGGCTACTTTCAAACCCAGGTCCGTGTGACCTTTGAATTTATCGAGGAACTCTGACCATGGCCATCATCCGTGGAGAACAAGGCTCAGTTGAGTTTGAGACCGGCAGCGGCACTCTTGCCACTGTGGTTGGTACCCGCAGCTGGAGCCTTTCAATCACCAAAGAAACGTTGGATGTCACCGACCATGGTGATACGTTTCGCAGCTTCGTCGGCAGCCTGGTAAGCGGTTCTGGCACCGTTGAGCTGGTTTACGACCCCGACGCCACTGGTCAGGCCGGCATGATTGAGGATGTCATCAAAACTGCCGATGCAGTTGACGCCAGTTTTGAGCTGTTCACAACTGGGAACACAAATGGCACCGATTCAGTGTCTTTTGCAGGCATCATCACTGACATGGAAATCACCTCAACTGTTGGTGAGCTAGTCGTTGCTACCTGCAATTTCATCACTTCTGGTGCCATCACTTCTAACCTTGAGTGATGAGGCTATAGTTTTGGTGACAAATGTGTCGCCTAAATGCCTGCTGGTAATCGCACTGTTGATTTGCTGGTTGGGGCCTTTGACCTCAACCAGCGCCGCAAGTTTGAACTGAAGAATGCGGCTGGAGAAAAGGTTATTGACCTGTACTTCAAGCCAATCACCCGCGCAGACCGCAAGAAAGCCCAGCAGCTTGCTGGCACAGAAGAGGCGTTGGACATCAGTACCAACATGCTGTGTCAGATCGCTGAGCTTGAGGATGGCACCAAGGCGTTTGCTGCTGCTGATGCAAACAAGCTTCAGCGCCAGCTGCCTGAGTCTGTGCTGAATGAGATTGAGCTGTTCTTGTTTGGCCTTGGCGAAGAGGCTGACCTTGAAGAAGCAAAAAAAGACTGAAGCAGGACAAGTGGACTTTCTTTGAGTTCCACCTGGCCTGCGAGTTGAGCATGACAGTCAGCAGGCTTCGCACGGAACTAACCGATGCGGAGCTTGTTCACTTCGCTGCTTATTTTGAGTTGAAGGCAGAACTTGAAGAACAAGCGATGCAGCGTGCAAAGCAAATGCGGCGGTAGACTTCGGCTATTGCTGAGTGGTCATGGCAAGGGCTTCGGTTGAACTAATCGTCGAAGCCGCAAGGGCCATCAACCCTCTGCGAAAGGTAGAAAGGCAGACAAAAAGGGTTGAGGAACAGTTTGACAAAGCACGCAGAAGCACAAAGCGTGTTGAGGCTGCCCTTGTTCTGATGGGACGCAGGGGCATCAATGTTGTCCGTGATCTTGAGAAAAACACTGCCCGATTGGGCAGGACCATGGGTGGCCTGCGTGGAAGTGTTGGCAAGGCTGTCATCGGATTTGCAGCCTTCAAAAGCGTCCAGACTGGTATCCAGCGGCTTGAGTCAGAGCGCCGCATCAAGTTGCTTGGGCAGCGTTTTGGTGAAGTAGGCCAGCTGCAAAGTGCAGCAGCTGCAGCAGCCCGGAAGTTCAACCTCAGCCAAACAGAAGCGAATCAATCGTTGGCTGATGCGTTTGCACGTTTACGCCCGTTGGGTGTTTCCCTGAAAGACATCACCTCAACGTTTGGTGGCTTCAGGACTGCAGCTGTCCTTGGTGGTGCAACAGCTGCTGAAGCATCCGCTGCGTTCACGCAGTTGTCACAGGCGTTGGGTTCTGGTGCTTTGCGAGGAGATGAGTTCCGAAGCATTGCAGAGCAGGCCCCATTGGTGTTGCAGGCCATCTCTGATGAAACAGGTGTTGCCGCTGGTGACCTGAAGGAATATGCAGCGCAAGGCTTGCTGACCAGCGACATTGTCATCAAGGCGTTGAAACGCATTGAGTCTGAAGGGGCCAACAGGCTTGCTCAGGCACTTGGTGGTCCAGCAGCAAAAATCAAAGACTTCCAGAACAAGGTGCAGGACCTGCAGGTTGCATTCACAGAAAGTGCAATCCCTGCAATCACAGATTCGATTCAGGATCTTGGCACTGTCATCAAACAGCTGGAGCCGTTGATTCGTGGCCTTGGGTCGTTGCTGGCTGGTGTTGCCCGCACGGTTGGCAACGTTGTTGAAAATGTTGCATCTGGCGGTAAAACAGTCCGGGCTCGTCAACTGGCAACGCAGGCAGCAACACTGCAGACAAATGCCAAGTTCGGAACACCTGGGATTCTTGGCCGTTCAGCTGAAGCAAATGCTTTCTTCGAAGAAACGTTGGAACGTGAGCTAAGCAGGCGCTTGGCGATCGCTCGTGGGGCTGTGCCTGGCCAGCTGCCGCCAAGTGCTGCAGATATTGGTTCAACACCGAAAGGAACATCACCGATCAAGTTGACGCCCAAAAAGCCACCAAAAACAGGTAAAACACCTGAAGAAATTGCTGCAGAAAATCTGCTGAAACTCAAGCAAAAGATGGCAATAAGTGCTGAAAAAGAAAGGGCTTCAAGCCAAGATGTAATTAGAGGAAGGCAGCAAGAACTGCAGACCCTGACGCTCACAGCCCAAAAAGGTTCTGAGTTTGCTGAATTTACTCAAAGGGTGCGTGACCTCGTCCTGCAGGGAGTGCCGTTTGGCGAAGCATATGAACTTGAAGACGGAATACGAAAGCAACAGCAGATAATTGACAAGCAACAACAGATAAACAGTTTGTATGAGCAGGCTGGCCAAACAATTAAAGATGGGATTGTCAATTCGCTGTTGCAGGCCAAGAGCGCAACTGAGGCTTTGAGCGGCGTTTTGAACGCAGTCAGTCGTCAGCTAATGAATTTTGCTCTTGGGGGCTTCGGCGGCTCAAAGAAAGGCAGCGGCAGCGGCATCCTTGGTGCAGTCGCCGACATCTTTAGGGCTAATGGTGGTCCTGTCAAAGGTGGCAGGTCTTACATCGTTGGAGAAAGAGGCCCGGAAATGTTTACGCCTGGGGTTTCTGGGGGCATCACACCAAACCATGCTTTGGGTGGAGCTAATGTGACAGTCAACGTCGATGCTTCTGGCTCATCTGTTGAAGGCAACGCTGATCAGGCTTCGCAGCTTGGCAAGGCAATCGGCATCGCTGTCCAGGCTGAGCTGGTGAAACAGAAACGTCCTGGCGGTCTCCTCGCAAGCTGATGGCTACTTTCCCGTCAATCACGCCGACCTACGGTGTTCAAAAGCAGAGCGCACCAAACATCAGAACGGTGCGCTTCGGTGATGGATTTGAAAAACGCCTGAGCTACGGTCTGAATCAAAATCCCAAGGTCTACAACCTGACGTTTGAGGTGTCAGAGACCGATGCCGACACCATCGAGACATTCTTGGATGCTCGTGCGGATGACAACGCTGCTTTTGACTTCACCCCACCTGGTGAGGCTGCTGGCGCCAAGTTTGTCTGCGAGGAGTGGAACAAGTCGATTCCGTACTTGAATCGCGCCACAATTCAAGCAACGTTCCGCCAAGTTTTTGAACCGTAATGGCAATAGCAGCTTGGGCCGCTAGCACTGCATTTTCTGTCGGCAACGTCCGTCGTTCTACCGGCGATGAAGGCACTGGCCTGTTTTTCCGTTGTACGACTGCTGGTACGTCGGCTAGCTCAGAACCCGAGTGGCCCAACTCTGCTGGCGACACCGTTACTGATGGGACGTGTGTCTGGACTGCGATTTCAGCAACGTATGGCGATCTTGCGATCTCCAACCCCAGTGCAATTATTGAGCTGTTTCAGCTGAGGCTGGATTCAGCGTTGCACGGCAGCAACGACATCTACTACTTCCACGCTGGCAGTAATGAATTTGGCGAGACCAATATTGTGTTTGACACGCAGGTGTATTCCCGTGTGCCGATCAAGGCTGATGGCTTTGAGTACAGCAACACCGGAACGCTTCCTCGGCCAACATTGACTGTCAGCAACCTCAGCAGCACTATCACGGCGTTGTTGTTGCTGGTCAACGCAACAACTGCAGGCAATGATCTTGGTGGAGCGGAAGTCAGGCGCATCCGAACGCTTGCCAAGTATTTAGACAGCGAGAACTTTGGCGAGCCAAAAAATGCCATAACTCAAGGCAATGACTCTTTGGTCACACAAGGCGACGACAACCTTGAGTTCAACGACGTGGTGGTCAACGCAACAGCTGATCCAAACGCTCGTTTTCCTGATGAACGCTGGTTTATCGACAGGAAGTCCAGTGAAACGCGGGACAGCGTGACGTTTGAGCTGGCAAGCAAGTTTGACTTGGCTGGTCAAAAGATTCCGCGTCGTCAGGTCATTGCCAACATCTGCCAATGGAAGTACCGCAGCAGTGAATGCAGCTACACCGGCACTGATTATTACGATGTAAATGGCAACGAGGTCAGCACTGAAGCGCAGGATGTTTGTGGCAAGCGGGTTGCCAGCTGCAAGCTGCGGTTCGGCGAAAACGCTGAGCTGCCGTTTGGCTCATTCCCTGGAGCGGGTCTGACCAAGTGATGCGTCTGTCGCCAGCCATGAAGGCTGAGATTTTGGAGCACGCCAAAGTTGAAACACCACGCGAGTGCTGTGGTTTGATTGCTGTTGTCAAAGGACGGCGCAAGTATTTTCCGTGCCAAAACATCGCTGAAACACCAGACGAGCACTTTGTTCTTAGCGGCTGGGACGTTGTAGAGGATCAAGGCGAAGTGATCGCCATTGTCCACAGCCACCCAAAGACCAATCCTGAGCCATCAACAGCTGATCGCGTTGCGTGCGAAAAGTCAGAACTGCCGTGGTTCATCGTCAACCCAAACACTGAAGGCTGGGGCTACTGCGAGCCAGCTGGCTTCGAGCTGCCGTATGTGGGGCGTGAGTTTGTGTTTGGCGTGGTGGACTGCTATACGCTTGTGCGCGATTGGTACGCGAGGGAGTACGGCATTCAGCTGCGGGACTATGACCGCCGGGACAAGTTCTGGGATCGCGGCGAGAACTTGTATATGGACAACTTTGCTGCGGAGGGGTTTAGCAAGATTCCGCTTGAGAAGGTGCAGCGCGGTGACTTGATTTTGATGAATCTGGTTTCACCGTTGCCGAACCATGCAGCGATTTACTTGGGTGATCAACAGGTGCTGCATCATGTGCAGGGCAGGCTGTCTAGCCGTGATGTCTATGGCGGTTACTATGGGAAG